TCCTCTTGCAATATTTTATCGTATACGCTACACACAACTAAATGTAAACTATTAAACGTCAAGGATCACACTTTATGGAAGACAATTGGTCTAACGAAAAACAGGAGAGGCTTAAAAATCTTGCAGCTATATATGCAGAGACAGAGGCCACTTACTTATCGCTAAAAGTTAAGCTCGAATATTATCAGGCTCAAATTTTAGCAGAACTCCCAGAGGAACCATCAGAATATGACATTGCATTAGATGGCTGCCCTTACGCTGCAACCGTCAAGGTTCGTATCCCTGAGAAAAGAACATGGGATATAGAAGGTATTAAGAACCAGTTTAATGTAGAGGGTATTATCCCAGATACATCTGACGTTGTTCAATCATCTACCACATGGAAGGTGGATAACAGAAAGTACGACAAGGCTTCTGACGAAGTTAAGGCGGAACTCAAACCGTTTCTCACAGTCGAGTGTGGGAAACCAACTTTTAAAATCTCAGAATAGAAAGGGAAAGTATGAAGATCGAGGTCTTTAAGACGAACGATACATCCGTAAAAGGTTCGTCAAAAGTTTTGCTCTACGCCCATCACGGTGCAGGGAAGACTACGCAAGCTGCTAAGTATGCAGATAGATTTGGTAAAGGTTTAGTTATCAGTGGTGAAAGTGGATTGTCTTCAATCGCTGACCGCGAAATAGATTACATTCCGTTTACTACCTTTGATCGCACACCGAGAGAGGGTTATTCTTTTAAACAGATTGTAGACTATATAAACTCTCCCGAGTTTGCACAAAAGAAATACAAGTGGATTTGTATTGATAGTGCAACTGAGCTTTCACAAAGATGCTTTGCTGACGTTGAAAAAGAAACAGCAGGCTCAAACAACGGATTTGAGAAGTGGGGTCTTTACGAACGTAAGATTACTGCTGCTCTTAAATGGGTACGTGATTTACCAATGCACGTACTAATCACTGCTCTTGCGGCAGAGGAAGCCGACGACAATGGCGTTATAAACTTTTGGCCTATGCTTGTGCAAAAGAAAGTGCAGAAGCTAGTGCCTGCGTTGTACGACCATGTGTTCTGTTTAGTACGCAAAACGTCTGAGGAAGATGGCAAGCTAAAAGTTCGTCGGTCAATCATCACCGAACAAGTGCATGGGTGGCACGGAAAAAGCCGTGATCCACACAGACGTCTGAACCCTGTTGAGGCTACGGACGATGTTACAGAACTCCTTAAGCGTATCTACATGACGCAAGAGGAATACGAAGCCTACATAAAAGGAGGAAATTCATAATGGGTTTTAATGGTTTTGGAAATATAGATTTATCTGGTATCAAGGATGATCGACCAACAATGTTGGATGTAGGAAAGCACGCGGTCACTATTAAAGAGGCCAAGGTTGACGCCGACGAATATAAGAAGACGCATCAACTTGTGTTGACCTACGAAAACGATAGCGGCTCTATTAGGCAGTGGATTTATTTGAACCACCCTAACAGCGCAAAGGCAACGGAGATTGGTCTAAGCCAAGTCAAGTCGTTGCTCAAATGTTTAGGTCACGATGGCGAAGCTACGCCAGACGATGTAAACTGGTTTGTTGGTAAGAAGGTTGGCATCAACGTCAAGAACGACGAGTACAATGGTGAGATTAAAAAGAAGGTAAACTACCATTGGAAAATCGAGGAAGTCAAAACTAAGGACGACCTAGAAGACGAAATTCCTTGGGATTAAGATGCACCCTGTTCACCCTAAAGTAGCCAAGATAATCAAGGACATTGATAAGGGCTACTCAAAAGAAAAGCGCGGAGAAGCGAGGCAGTATATCGGTGCGAGTATGGCAGGGACAGATTGTGTTGCACAACTGGCCTTGTCATTACGCGGCTTTCCTGACGTCGAAGTAGAACCCAAACTTGCGAGGATATTTTTCGCAGGTCACAAGATAGAAGATTGGGTTGTATACGACTTAAAGAAACGTGCTGATCTTAGGGTGTGGGAAAAGGACGATATGACTGGACGTCAACACAGAAAAGAGTGGTTGAACGGTCACGTCGTTTGTAATGCAGACGGTATCGTTGACTTTGAAGACGGTAGCGGAGAGGCGATACTTGAGGTGAAGTCGATGAACGACAACAACTTCAAGAACTTCGTACGCAACGGAGTTAAAAGTTCGCACAGAAAATATTATCGCCAGATGACTATGATGATGGCGATGTTCGGTATCAAGCAAGCGTTCTTTATTTCGTACAATAAAAACACAAGTGACTATCACGCTGAACTCGTTGCCTTCGATCAGGAGGAATGGGACACTATGTACGTAAAAATTCAGAGCGCCCTTGATGGGCAGGCAGGGCGCGTAGCTTCTGACCCTTCTGATTGGCGGTGTAAAAGCTGCTTTAAAAGGGAAAGCTGTTGGAGCCAAGAGGCTGACGTAAACCCTGCCTGCCACTTTTGTAAACATAGCTTTGCGAACCAGTTTGGGGGATGGACTTGTAGCTTAACCAACAGCGAAGCAACACAAGTATGCGATAAATATATACAATTTAGGCCAGAGGCGAAGGTTTGAAATGACAGATACATTAACACAATTAGCCTTTGTACGCACAGAGATTATCAAGAAGGAAGCTGAGATAGAAAGCGTCATCGAAAGGCTTGACGCTCTCACTGACAAGACAGGTGACGATGCGCACAGAGCTAAGACAAAACTTAGGCATGAACGAGAGCGACTGGTTGAGCTGCGTTGTCGTGCAGCAGAACTAGAGGTTGACGCTATACGGATTGGCGCAGGGATTATGAGCGTACAAACAAATGTCTAAGCTACGTGACGAGCCACTTAGGGAAGCTATCAAGCTAATTAATAAGGATCGCAATAC